GCTATCGATGAGATAATAGAAGAAGCTTATGAAAGAATAGGTATGCAAGGCGTATCTGGTAATCAGTTACGTATGGCAAGAAGATCTTTAAATATAATGTTTCAAGAATGGGGAAATCGTGGTCTTCATTATTGGGAAGTTGCAAATAACAATATTACTTTAGTTGCCGATCAAGCTACATATACTATGTTTAGGTCTACTGGTGATGGCACTTCAAGCACAACAGCTGTTTATGGTGTCGATGATATATTAGAAGCATCATATAGAAACTCTAATGTAGATACACCACTTACAAAAATAAACAGATCACAATATCAAGCTTTATCAAATAAAACATCTACAGGAACACCATCACAATATTTTGTTCAAAGATTTATTGATAAGGTTACAATTACTTTGTACCTTACTCCCGGTTCTTCTGAAGCAGGAAAATTTTTAAATTATTATTATGTAAAAAGAATTCAAGATGTAGGTGATTATACAAATGCAACAGACGTGCCTTATCGTTTTGTTCCTTGTATGGCATCTGGTTTAGCTTTTTATTTAGCACAAAAATTTAAACCACAAATGGTTCAACAAATGAAACTATTATATGAAGATGAATTACAAAGAGCATTAGCAGAAGATGGTTCTTCATCTAGCACATATATTAGTCCTAAAGTTTATTATCCGGAGTCATAATGTCTAATTTATCAGCAGGAAAATATGCAAAATTTATTTCAGATAGATCAGGACAAGAGTTTCCATATTCTGAAATGGTTATTGAGTGGAATGGAGCTCGTGTTCATGTTTCTGAATTTGAAAAAAAACACCCACAACTAGAACCAAAACCACACTCAGCAGATGCACAAGGTTTATTAAATGCAAGACCTGATAGAACAGAACCTGCAGTGGCTAGAGTATTAACTTTAAATCCATTTAAACTTACAAATAGTTCAACAACTGTAAACGTGTTTGAAGAAAACCATGGTAGATCTACAAGTGATACGGTTAGATTTAGAAATGGAGAGGGGTCTTTTGGCATAACAAGCGCAGATATAAATAAATCTGCAGGATTTACAATTACCAAAGTTGATGCTAATAATTATACATTTACAGCTGCTGGAACAGCAACTGCAAGCACAAATATAGGAGGAGGAAGTGTGTCGGCTGGTCCGGTAACACTATCACCATAATGGCAGGATTTACATACGCAACATTAACAACAGCAATTCAAAACTATACAGAAGTAGATGCTAATGTATTAACGTCTACTATTACTGATCAGTTTATTGAAAATGCTGAAATGAAAATTTTAAGAGATGTGCCTCTTGATGCATATAAAAAACAATCAACAGGTAATTTAGTTACAGGACAAAATACTATTAACGTACCAGCAAAAACTTTATTTGTTAAAGGTGTACAAATTTATGATTCTACCTCTGCTTCTACAGGAGCAAATACTTGGTTAGAAAAAAAGGATGAGACTTATTTACAAGAGTATGTGCCTTCAACAGAATCTGCAAAAAGAGGTAAACCAAAATACTACGCTATGTTTGGTGGTGCCACAGGAGTATCTGATACGACTTCAGGAAGACTATTTTTAGCGCCTGCTCCAGATAGCACCTATGTATTTAAAGTTCATTATGAAGCTATTCCAACAGGATTATCTGGATCAAATACTACAACTTATGTAAGTCAATATTTTGGAAATGGTTTATTATATGCGTGTCTGGTAGAGGCCTACGGGTATCTAAAAGGTCCAATGGATATGTTGACACTATATGAAAATAAGTATAAACAAGAGGTACAGAAGTTTGCTGCAGAGCAAATTGGTAGACGTAAAAGGGACGACTATACAGACGGTACTGTTCGTATTCCAGTTCCTTCACCGACACCGTAACAGGAGATAAATTATGGCAATATCATCAGCGGTATGTTCGAGTTTTAAACAAGAACTTTTACAAGGTAAGCACAACTTTTCTTCATCAGGTGGGCATACTTTTAAAATAGCTTTATTTGATAGCGATGCCTCTTTAGGTGCAGCTACAACTGACTATTCAACATCAGAAGAAATTACAAACACATCTGGATCAGCATATTCAGCAGGTGGGGCAACTCTAACAAGATCTGGAGTTTCACTATCTTCAACAACTGCATTTACAGATTTTTCTGATGTATCTTATACGTCAGCTTCTTTCACAGCAAATGGTGCAATGATTTACAATACAACAACAGCAGGTGGTTCATCAACGACTGACGCTGTTTGTATTATTGCATTTGGTGGCGATAAAACTGCAACAAACGGAACTTTCACAATTCAATTTCCTACAGCAGACGCGAGCAGCGCTATCCTAAGATTAGCATAGGAGTAATAGCCCATGTCGGTTAACTCAGGATGGGGACGATTCACCTGGGGACAGGCGTATTGGAATCGTGATGCAGTCCTTGCAACCGGTTGGGGTGCAAAAGCATGGAACGATGGTGAGTGGGGAAATCTTGCTGACGAAACTGTAACTTTAACAGGTGTATCTTTTTCATCTAACGTTGGATCAGTATCATTAACAGGAACAGCTGTTGTTATACCATCAGGTGTATCTACAACTGGTAATGTCGGATCAATAGCTCCTGCAATTAGTGTAACACCAAATTTACCGAGTTTATCTTTTTCTGGAAATGTTGGATCATTTACAAATGTAGTTGATGTTGCGGTTACTCCATCAGGTGTATCTACAAATAGTGCACTAGGAGTTATAACACCTGCAGATCAAGTTATGGGTCTAACAGGTCAAAGTTTTACTGCAAGTTTAGGAACAGCAGTATCTCCAAACGAAGATGTTTCACCATCAGGTTTACAAGCTTCAGTATCATTAGGCACAGCAATTGCTTTCTCAGGAACTTTAATTTTACCAAGTGGTTTTTCAATGACTTCTTCTTTAGGGTCTGTTGTTGTACCAAATGAAGATGTAACTTTAACGGGAGTATCTGCAGAATTTAGTGTAGGAAGTTTGGTAGGATTAGGTTCTGCTGTTGCTGCTTTATCTAGTCAAACAATGACTTCTTCTGTGGGATTAATTGATCCTTCTGATCAAGTCATGGGATTAACTGGAGTTTCTGCTAGTGCTTCTGTAGGCTCGATTAGTGCAGCGGATCAAGTTGTTGGGTTAACTGGCGTATCATTTAGTGCTTCAGTAGGAACACCTTTTATAATACATTATGAGGATGTTGACACTGGTTCAAACACGTCGTATAGTGCGGTTTCAACAGGATCAAATACAAGTTATTCTGATGTTGCAACTGGATCTAATACAAGTTATAGTGACGTCGCATAGGAGAAAAATATGGCATCAACATTTACGCCTTTAGGGGTAGAACTTCAAGCAACTGGTGAAAATGCCGGTACATGGGGAACAAAGACTAATACAAATTTACAACTTATTGAACAAATTGCTGGTGGTTTTACAACACAATCAATCGCTGGTGGTGCACAAACTACAGCATTAAGTATATCTGATTCTGGAACTGGTGATACTGCCGGTCACAGAATGATTGATTTCACAGGAACGATTACAGGAAATCAAATTGTAACAATACCTTTAGATGTTCAAACTTTTTATATTTTAAGAAATTCAACTTCAGGAGCATATACAGTTCAATTTAAATATGCATCAGGATCTGGTTCAACCTTTACTTTTGCAGCAACAAATAAAGGAACTTCCATAGTATTTGCAGCAGCAAACGATGGAACTAACCCAGACATTATAGAAATTCAAACAGGTGGAGATGTTGTTGATGATACATCACCTCAATTAGGTGGTAATTTAGATACTAATTCTTTCATGATAGATTTCGATGATGCCCATGGTATCAGAGATGAAAATGCAAACGAACAATTAATTTTTGAAACAACTGGATCTGCAGTAAACCATATTGATATAACTAATGCTGCAACAGGCAGTTCTCCAGCAATAGGTGCAGTTGGTGGTGATTCAAACGTAGATTTAAAATTAAGACCAAAAGGAACAGGTAATATTGAAGTTATGGGTGCAACAAACCCAGGTTCAATTCAACTTAATTGTGAGTCTAACTCCCATGGTATTAAGCTGACCTCTCCCGCTCATTCAGCCGGTCAATCATACGAATTAAAATTTCCAACAGGTAACGTAACAGCAGATAGATTTTTAAAAGTTGCGTCTGTTTCTGGTTCAGGAACAACAGGTGTTGGTCAATTATCTTTTGCTGAAGTATCAGGTGGTACATCATACCAAGCTGTAAAAACTTCTGGTTTCACAGCAGTAGCAGGTGAAGGGTATTTCTGTAATACAACATCAACAGCTTTCACAGCAACATTACCATCATCAGGAACAATTGGTGATGAAATAACTTTCATAGATTATGCAGGTACATTTGATACAAACAATTTAACAATAGGAAGAAACTCACACAATATACAGGGTTCTGCAGCAGATTTGACAGTGTCAACCGAAAGAGCTGGTTTTACATTAGTTTACGTAGACTCTACTCAAGGTTGGCTATTAAAGGATAAATAATAATGGCTGGTTATAAAGAGATAAAAGGGTTTCAAGTACAAACCCGTACAAGCGATCCAACACCTTACGCACAAGCATTGGCAGATAATCCTTATGGAGGATCATGGGCGTCTGGTGCAAATTTAAATTTAGCTAGAAGCTATATAGCTGGTGCAGGAACAGCTACAGCAGCAATCGCCTCTAGTGGTTTTACACCAGGATCTGGTCGAAATGAAACAGAGATTTGGAATGGATCAACGTGGACAGAAACAGCTGATTTAAGTGATTCAAAATATGGAAGAATGCCTTTTGGAACATCAACATCACAGGTAGTAGCTGGTGGAGCAACACCTCCAACAGGTTCAAGTAAATCTGAATCTTGGGACGGATCTTCATGGACTGAGATTGCAGAACTTAACACAGCTAGAAGAGATGGTGCTGGATTTGGTTCATCTAATACGGCAGGATATGTAGTTAGTGGTAAAGCACCA